TTTTATGTTTCTCAATGTTGTCGTCTTTGATCATTGATGCAGGAGTATGTTTGAATAATTTCAGTGCTTTGTCTCTGTCAAAAAAATCTATATCAACATCAGGCATTAGTGTAATTTTCCTTTATTATAAGTTTCTAATTTTAATTTTGATCCGGGCTTTAGCATATCTAAAACTTTTAACATTTTTTTATAACCTCTGGTTTGTTGTGTTTCTCTACTCATCTCTGGCAATATCACTTTGCCTACTGTTCCATCAGCTTTTATAACCACCACACTGTCTCCAGGTTCTATGTTTAAATGGTCGTCTACTTCTAGTGCAAATTTACTCAATGTGTGCCTCCTTTGCTGTTTCTTGCACCAGCAAATAATCTGCTGGATAGTTTTTAAATTTATTACTCCAGAATTCTGGATCGATATATGTTTGTATCATTTGTAATTGTTCGTCTGTAAACGATTGTAGCATTTTTTTGCCTGCATCACAACCCAGCACCAACCACGGACTGAGATGTCCTGACTGAATATGTTGCACAGCCCGACTGGTATTAACCAAACGAAAATAATCAGACCATTGTACATTTTGTTGAGTGGCCCAATCCATCATGGATGCTATAGATCTTTGTAAAGCTAATTCTACTGATTCAGTTTTCAAAGTATCTTTTAAATATTCTTCATAGAGATCATCTCTGCTCCATTGATCTAATTTCACTCTGGATAGTATCACATAGTCTATATATTTGCTAGGATATAATGGACTGGTATGCATCATATATCGTCCAAACTTTACAAAAGCATTATAATAAGACGAGTTACAAAAGTCGTCATACGTTTTTGTTTTTCCAATTTTTTGATGTATTTCATAAAATCTACAAAATACAATAAATCCTGTTTGAACCCACTTTTCAGATTTTTGTAAATGTCTTCTTTTAGGTTCACACAGATGAACCTGTAGTGTTCTTTCTCTTTGAAAACTTTTATCGCAGTATGTACATGTAAAACTAATTTGTGATTCCATGAGCTTCTAACAGTTCTTCTAGTTCTCTATCTGTAATAACTTTGTCTAGTGTTTCCAGATCTGCCTCTTTCCATGTTGGATATATCTTTTGTAGTTTCTTTAAACTCTTGTTTGGTACACGTTTCATTGGTTTGATCCATGGATGGAATTGTTGTGTCTCTGCACCACACATAGCAGTCAGTATCCACAAAAGTTTTTTGTGTTTACCCAATGTGAAACAGTGTTTGTTAACACATTCGTTGACCATTTCAACATAGTGTTCTACATAAAAAGGATCCTTAGACGACACACTTGAAACATATCTCATTAACATATAAGGTGAATATAGCGATCTCTCATGATCATCAATACGATCATAATAATCTTTGTTTCTGTAATCAACGGCTTTAAGACCGTTTCTTAATTCAAAAAACTTTTTTTTTGGTTTGTTTTTCATATATTATCCTAAATTTAGTTGCATGTTTTTCATCTTTAAATTTTAGTGTGACCATGTTATCATGATAACGTATGTGTTTCACTTCTAGGTCATACTCTTTTATTTGATCAAGTAAGTTTGGGAAAAAATCTCTGTCCATCCATACAGGCGTAATACCTTGCTGATCTGAGTCCACCATTAGGACCGGTGCTTGAATTTTTACTGATCTACTTTTAAGTTTTTTAGAAACACTGACCATATTCTATCTGTTCACATTGTCTCGATATATCTTTTACAAAATAAGCACATTGAGGATTTTTTCCATTTGTTAACGGCACAGCCAATAGCTGTCCTGATTTCATTTTTGGAAAGTACCATTTTACTTCTGTGTAGATATCTACAATATCAATGTTGGCAAATTCCGGCATACCACCAGTTAGTGGATTAAAAAGAAAAGCATCAAAGCCCCTGTCGTTTAAACTAGTGATTGGCATAACGTGCAGTTCCCCTTGTTCTGCTTCTCCTATAACCATTTTCCAATCTAATGGCATGGATATTTTATATTGTCCTATCTGTATTACTGCCGCTGGAGAGTTAAAAGATTCTAAAAAAATTAAAGGAACATAAAAATAATCCGTGTTTGTAGGATCTGAGTTATCTAACACAGCAAATCTTAGTTTATCATCCACATACTCTGGAATTTTTTCTAAGCTATATGTTTGGTTATCAAGTGTAAGAATTTTCATAATTTATCTTTTCTATATTATACGGGTAATTGGCCTCTTTGTAAAACTTTTTCCTTTGCCCTAGGTGTCTTTTTGCAAACTTGCATGAGCTGGTAATATCCCATATCTCTACATGATCCTTGTCTTGGGCTTTCCTTATACCACGTCCTATTGATTGAATTACCCTCACAAAGGACTTGCCTGGCTCTATAAGGACAAGATTAAAAATCCTAGGAATATTAATGCCAATACTGGCAACTCCATATGTGGCAATAATAATTTTATTTGTTGCTGTAGATACTTCATCATATTGTTCCTTCCTGTCTACGTTTTTGGTAGATCCAGATACAAATACTGAATCTTCTAGTTGCTCCTGTAATATCTTTCCTGCTGATATCCTATCCACCAGAACTAGTGTGTTTCCAGAACTTGATATAGTTTTTATTGTTTTAGCAATATAACTCATACGTTTGCTATCAGTAGTAAGCCATTTAAGTTCTTCTTGATAGTTAGAAAATTGTTTAGTTTCCAACGTTTGCAAAACATTAACATTACAATTGGCAAGTACGCCTTTGTCTTGTAATGTGCTGGCCGCAATCCTGTTCACCACTTCTCCGATAGAACATTTTAGTCCCATGAATTCATAATCTGCTTTGGGCACTGTTCCGGTCAAACCCCAACGTATGCCACAATTGGCAAATGGTCCGGTTAATAATCTTTTCAACACGTCTGCTTTGGCCATGTGTACTTCATCAATAATAATAGTGTTGATCCCTTTTATTGCTTCTAAAAAATCTGCTGTGTGTTCATCTTTACTTTTTTTCTCCAGTACATTTAATGATTGCCAAGTTGCTATGGTGTTGTATCTTCCTAATTCTTTTCGATCCCCATAATACACTCCGGTATCTAAATTACAAGTGAGAAAGTCTTCTTCCGTTTGTGTGACAAGACTTTTGTTTGGCACTATTGTAAGTGTTCTTCCATATGGTTCCACCAATTGGCACAGTGCCGCAGTTATTATTGTTTTTCCTGCTCCGGTGGCGATCTCTTGTATGCATTGTGGATTTTCTATAAACTTGTTTATAGTTTCCACTTGATAGTCTCTCAACTCAATAGTCTTTCCTTTAGCTGGATGTGTGTCTGGCCATGTTATATGAGAAAGATAGTTTTTATCAATGCTTTTAAATTCAAAGTCATGTTGTATTCTTTGATCTTCGAACTCTACATAAACATTTCCTTCTTCTAAAATAGGCAATACCTTTTCGACTAGTGCTAGGTATGTAGTGCCACCTAACCCAAAGAAAGAGATTTTACCGTCCCATCTACCCAATTTCACTGATGGCAGATGCCGAGCGTACGGAATCTCGTATTTAAATTTATTGTGTAAACGTTGTCTCCATTTGAGATCTAGATTTTCAAATTTAACGTTTACTTCGTCTTTGATTACTAATTTACATGAACTCATAGTTTTATTATAGCACGGTGGTTCCACTGCCAACTGTCCGGCTGTGCATTACTATAATACAACTTTTTTGGTAGATTATCAAGTAGTCTTTTAATATTTTCACCTCCGGAGTCGTAGTAACCACCACCAAGAGCAATCAAAGAGCACTTAAATTTTAATTTTGAACGCATAAGAGCTCTTGTTATTTTATTTCTTACAAAATAAATTTTAGTAGCATTATCAACATGTTTGAAATTTTTACTTAATTGGTAAAGGTCAAAGGCTTTCAGATATGTTGCATCGTCCAATCTGTTACTATTAAAGAAACGTTCTTCTTCTGTTTGGTCCTTGTATTGTTTTGGCTCTCTTAATTCAAATCCCCAAGAGATGTTTTTGTGCTCATCCAATCCATGACGTTTAAAACAATTGATCCAATCTAATATCTCGTTAATATCTTCTTTATTGTCTGTAACTTCTCCGGCTATAGTCATGACTATGGGAAAACAATCTAACTCACCTAACCCATTTATAATTTTATCTTTAG